AACACACGCCGTCGCTGGCGGCCGCGCTGGGGTACTGGCTCACCAACCCCCACCGGCGCGTCCTCAATTGCCTGCCACGGCCCGTAGTGGAGCGCGACACGCAGTTTTACTATCGGTGGGAGGCGTTCATGGAGGCCAATGCCGGGCTTGCGGCCATGCTTCCCCAGTCCCCGTTTGGGTCGTCGTACCTGAGTCGCATGGACAGCGCGCCCGACATCCATACGACCCTCTACTGGACGCAGGTCGCACGGCTATGGGTTGGGCAGGACATTACCCTCGTCCGGGGCTCAGAGCGGTCCCTGACGGCTACCAAGCTGATGGAAAGCCCGTTGCCGCCCAAGAGCGTGACGGAGGTCCTGACGCCGGTTCGGGACGGCTGGAGCGTGGCTGACGAGACTTTTGACAAGATGGAAGCGGCCGGCAACGACGTGGTGGTCCTTTGCACGGGCCTGATGGCTCGCCCGCTGGTGCACCGCTGGGTGGCGGACCGACTGGGGTACGCGTGGGACCTAGGCCACCTCGGCCTGTATTTCGACAAGGGGGTCCCGCGGCCGATCGCGGAGTGTCGCTAGGTCCAGCCGCCGCGCGGCACGACGCGTTTCGGGCGGGCCTTGGTTTCGTTCACGACCGACGCTGAGTAGTTGCCCGTCGCCCCCATGGCGGCATACTGCAGGCAGTCGGCCAAATCGGAGGCGGGATGCTTCTTCTCTGGCTTGTCGTCCAGCTCGCCGGCCTGCTTGCGGCGATAGCGGTACTCGAATTTCAATGCCTTTACGAGTACTGGGCAGGCGCCCCCGTCGATGAGGATGGCTGGTCCCGCGCCCACGTTACGCAAAAAGAGCTGTTCGACGGCCCGAAGCCGTGGTTCGATATCATTGGTGGGCGCGGCGTATGCTTTGAACCCCAGTCGGCGAAGGCAATCGTATGGCGACTCCTCACTGATCTGGCTTTTTTGGCGTCCGGCTGGATCCGCGACTACGAATACCGGGAGGCCCGAAAAGCGTTGCACCAGAAGGGGCTTCAGTACCGACTGTATAAATTGCTCGAGGCCCATGTCCGTACTCGTTGCTTCGGCGAATATATTGAGCCGACCGATCGCATCCACTTGGGTTATAAGCGCCGCAGGAGTGCGGCCGAAATCCTGTGCAATCATCAGGGGATAACTTCCAATAGGACGAAGTGGCTCGTACGTGACGTGGTACTCCGATCGGAACGACGCGCGAAAAACCGCCTGCCCGGAAAGTGACTTGCCATATTTGGCGTGCACGTGCACGTCGCACCAGTCGCTCGTGCCCGACTCGATCAGTGACTCGTAGTAGCCGGGGCGCAGGTATTTGACGTTCTCCGCGCGCGGATCCATGCCGCCCGGCTGCTTGTAGATCGCCCACGATTTGGGCTTGTCGACTTCCAGCTTCATGTACCACGGACTGTCTTCGTCGGGCGGGTTGGACTCGCCGATGATGCCGAACCATGCGTTCTGCTCGACGCCGATCGGGCGAAAGCGGCCGCAGCGGCCAAACAGCGCGTCGATGATATCGAGCGAAATCTCGCGAAACTCCGACACCCACGCACCCGTGATGTTCAACGACAGCAGTCGCTGGACGTCCTTGGGCTCGTCGAGGGGGATCAGCATCCAGTCCGACTCCACGCGCGTGCCGTCGTCGAGCTGGTAGCGGAACTGCAGGGTCGAGTCGGTCACCTTGAAATTATAGGCAGGGCGCAGCCACTTTTCGATTTCGGGCAGCACAGTCTGGCGCAGCTGCTGACTGGTGTTTCGAACGACGACAAAGCGGGTTTTGCGCGCGCCGGTCGCGTCAGGGTGCTCTTGATTCATGCGCCGGGCGAGTTCCATGAGCATGCCGGTGGTCTTGCCGGAGCCGTAGGGGCCGAGGATAAATCGGAACGGCGACTCATCGAGCATGAATTTGCTGATGGTCGGCGAGACGTCGTAGTTAACCGTCGTGGTCATTGGTCGGCTTTCCGTTGATCGTGACGCCCTTCTGGCCGTCGAGATTGATGTTCAACACGAACCCGCCGCCGCCCTTGCTTTGCCCGTCGTCTTTCTTGATGTTGCGGCCGGCGAGGTTGGCCAGCTCTTTCACCGCGGCGATGCGATCGCTGGCAACCGATGTTTTGGACAGCGCAATCTTGTGCAACTCGGGCAGCGCGTCTTCGAGGAGGATTTCCGACTTCAACGTGATCCGGTTGCCCGCGTTGAGGTCGCCTTTGAAATTCTTCATTGCGTCGGCGAGCATCGCGCGGAACGTCGGGTTCTTGGCCAGCAGCGCCCACTGGGCGTCGGTCAGGCCGTAGTTTTGCCGGATGCTGGCGGGGCTGGATAGTCCGGCGGCAAGCTCTGCCGCGATCATGGGCGACAGGTGCCCGAGTTCGAGCGAGACGTGCTGGTCGCCGGCGATGGCGACGGCTGTGTTTGGAATCTCGGACACGCAGCCTCCGTGGAGGTGTTGCTTAGTGGGACTGGTGCTATAGTTTCACAACTGGTATCGTGCGACAAGTCACGGAGGCAAGATGGCTCCCCCAAACGTCCAACAGGCATTCACCGGTAACCCCGGCGGCTTCTCCGGGGCTTCGAATCGCGGCCTCGTCCGCATTCTGTCGCCTGATCAGGTCGCACAGCGCGACATGCAGAATTCACAGGTGAAAATGCCCGATCAGGAGGATCCGTCGATCCTCGAGATCGCCAAACACGTCCGCTACCGCATGTACGAGATGCGGAACTTTCGAAACATGATGGGGATCGGCCAGCGCCTGCTTGACGCGCTTCGCACCTACAAGGGCGAGTACGATCCCGCCAAACTTGCGCAAATTACCGCTTTCGGCGGTTCGACCGTTTTTGCGCGCATCACGCCGGCCAAGTGCCGCGGCGCGACGTCGCTCCTCCGGGACATTTATCTCGGCGCCGAGCGCCCGTGGGACATCAAACCCCATCCGGATCCGGACGTTCCCGACGACATCAACGGCGCGATCCAGAAAATGGTCGCCGCCGAGCTGGCCCAGTCCCGCGCGCAGGCGCAGCAGGCCGTCCAGCAGCAGACCCAGCAGTACCAGCAGCAGGCACAGCAGATGGCCGCGCAGGGCGTGCAGCCTCCGCCGTTTCAGCCGCAAGTACCGCCTCAGCCGACTCCGGAGCAGATTGATGATCGGATTGCGGCGTTGACCGCGGCCGCCAAGAAAGCGGCCCGGAAGAAGGCGATTGACGACGCGGATCAGGCAGCAGACGAGCTGGAGACCATCCTGCAAGAGGGGCATTTTTACGAAGCCCTCGCTGAGTTCTTGATTGATCTACCAATTTTTCCGTACGCGGCGATGAAAGGGCCGACGGTCCGGATGGTGTCACAGGTCAAGTGGGTGAACGGCCAAGCCCAGCGCGAAACCGTGCCCAAGATGTTCTGGTCGCGGGTCAGCCCGTTTGACCTGTACTGGACCCCGACCGCACACAACGTACACGAAGCGGAGTTCGTAGAACGCCTGCGCCTGACGCGCGCCGACCTGCTGGCCTGCAAGGGCCTGCCGGGGTTCAACGAGCTGGCGATCGAGCAGGTACTGGACCGTTTTTCGGACAAGGGCTTCCGCGAGTGGTGGGACGTCATTGACGTCGAGCGCGCCCTGCTCGAAAACCGCGAAGCATGGCCGCGCACGTCGAGCTCGCTTATCGACACGGCGGAATACCACGGCTCGGTGTCCGGCAAGACACTGGTGCAGTGGGGCATGTCCGACACCGACATCCCGGACCAGCAGATGGAGTACCGGGTCACGGCGTGGCTGATCGACCGGTTCGTCATCAAGGTCCAGCTGGACCCGACGCCGTCGCAGCGTCCGCCGTACTACATCACCCAGTTTGAGAAAATTCCCGGCACGATGTACGGCTACGGCCTGCCGGACCTGCTCGACGACACGCAGCAGGTGGCGAACGCGACCTACCGCGCGCTGGTGAATAACATGGGCATCGCGTCCGGCCCGCAGGTCGTCATCAACGATCAGGTGCTGACCCCGGGCGAGACGGACGACCTGTATCCGTGGAAGCGCTGGCACGTGAAATATGACCCGATGCTGTCCAACGCGCAGGAACCGATCAAATTCTTCCAGCCCGACTCGCGCGCGCAAGAGCTGCAGGGCATCTACAACAACCTCAACGTAATGGCCGACGAGGTCAGCTCGATCCCCCGCTACATGACCGGCGACGGCAAGGCGGGTGGCGCGGGCCGTACCGCGTCCGGCTTGTCGATGCTTATGGCCAACGCGTCAAAAACCCTACAGAACGTGGCAGCCGGCATTGACCGGGAGATCATGGAGCCGGTGCTGAATCACCTCTATGAAACCATCATGCTCACTATGCCCGGCGTGTTCCGCGGCGACGAGACAGTGGTCGTGAAGGGCGTGACCTACGCCGTGAAGCGCGAGCAAGACCGCACCCGCCAGCTCGAATTCCTAAACATGACCAACAACCCGACGGACATGGCGATCGTCGGTGTCGAGGGCCGCGCCAACGTCCTGCGTTCGATATCGCACGCAATCGGGCTGGACGGCGAGATGGTGGTGCCGGACGAGCAGCAGTTTGCCGCCCAGCAGCAACAGCAGCAGAAAATGGACGCCATGCAAAAGACGGCGCAGCAGGCCGTGTCGTTGGCGCAGCAGGCGCTCAAGATGGCGCAGGGGATGGAAGATCCGGGGCAGCGCGTCGCCGACATGGCGCTCGCGGCCGAGCACCTTGCGGAACAGGCCGGTGGCGGCCCTCCGCCTGTCGGACCTCCCCAACAGCAGGGTGGAAACATTGCCGGTCCGGGACCTGACCAGACCATCGCGCAAAAGACAGGTGTTGCGAAACACGCAGTAAACTCTCAAACTGGACGTCCCGGACCCCGGGCAGGAGGCTGATTGTGAAAAAGACTGAGTACGAATATGCCGACAAAGGCATGAGCGGTGCAAAGGTTGTGAAGAGTTCTCCTCACAATCACACCGAGGCTCCGCCGAATTTTTGCGACGGCGGCATGCGTAATGGCGGCAAAGTCGGTTGCTACGCCGACGGTGGCGCGGTGAATGAGACAGGCGCAGGCTCGGCTTCACCGGGTTCGGGCGGCCGTCTTACAACCGCCGATGTCACGGAGAAACCGACGTTCATGGGCGCCGTGAAGGACCGGATTTCGTCGATGCTGCCCGACGTGTCGGGGCACAGCGAGTCGACGCCGGCGGCAGGCAGCTTGGGCACGCAGCGGACGGCCGCCACGCTCAAGGAAGCCGATCGACAGAGCGAGTAGGAGCTACGATGGGACATTTTACGTCGCTGAACCGCAAGAATGCGGAGAAGCTGGTCAAAGCAGTAACGTCGGACGACAACGAGCCGACGTGGCAGGACCGACTGAAAAACAACATGGGCTACTCGGCCGCGGCTCGCTGCGCCGAGCAGATTCATGGTGCGGGCAAAGGCCGCGGCCATCTGGACGCCAAGCAGTTGCTCGATGATCTCGGGGTGAAGCCCTACACCGAGAACGATCAGGCGGAAGTCGTTCAGAACCGGCTTGAGCCGGAGAAGAACGAGCCCAAGGGCAGTTAGGTAACACAGGAGATCACAGTGAAGAAGGACAGCTACACGCGTGACAACGTCGACAAGAAAGAGCATGCGGCATCCCCGCCGGCTCAGGAGACGGACAGTCACAAGTCGGGCGGAAATGCCGGCTACGAAGACGGCGACTACAATCCGCGCGGCGAAACCGCGGGCAACAAGAACATTCCGATCGACCGTTCGCATAGCGGCGGTGAAGGCGGTAAGGGCATTGGCGGCGACAAAGCCGGCGGTGGTCTGTATCAGCACGAGCTCGGCGGTTCAAAGAGCCCGTTCCTTGGGTCCACAAAGGGCAACAAGGACCTGCCGGTTAATCGTACCGCTGGCGTGGATAGCCACGAAGGTGGTCGGTATATCGCTTCCCAGAACCAGTACCACGGTGGACGGAAGCAGAGTCCGGAGGGCAATTGAAACTCGATCGCGCGCTGGTTGAGGCTATCGTACAGCTAAGACCCCACCCAGCGTTCGAACGAGTGATTGAGGCGATTCGCGAAGACGCGTCGGAAGCGCTTGCGGCGTGCGGGGGTGCGGATGGAACGCCACTCTACCGTGCGCAAGGCAAGTATCAAGGCCTACTCGCGTGGGTCAAAGCTTTCGACGAAGCTCGGGAATTGTCGAACAACCCCAACTTGAAATAACAGGAGAAGACGTCAATGACGCTCCCAGCAGCAGTGAAAGCGCAGGCCGAACGGGCCAACGCGCTTTCGGATAAGATCAAGTCCGGTCAGCCGATTACCATTCAGGATATCGGTGGACCGATCAACGCTCCGACGAACCCGACGCCCAGTGTGGCGCCCGCTGCGGAGGCCGTTCCGGCCC